CGGAGGCGTACGAAGAGGACCGTCGGCGGGGCGAGTTATCCCGAGGGTAACTCCGCCCCTATGAGCCTCACCCGACAGGGGGGGGGTTGTTGGCGCGGGGGGGCGGGGGGGCAGTGCGGGAAAGGGGGGTAAGGGGGGTAACAGGGTGATAGCCAAGATGCTGCGTCGGTCTTCGACTACCCTTTGGCTCCTTCATCTTGGCTGTCTCGGAGGGCAGAAGGCAGGCTTGCGCAAACAGTTGCGCAAAAAGGTTTTACGCGATACAAAGGGGGCAAAGATGCGCCAGTTTTTACGCATAGCGCGGTTTTTTAAGAGAAAATAAGTTTTTTTCAGTATTAATAGGTTCAAATGGGTAACAAATACCCTTTACAGATGCAGAAAAAACAGAGAAAATTGCGGCGTTATGTTAAATAATACAAAAGAATACAGCGTGACCCGCGAAGTTGATCTCTACGAAGAGAACAGCTTCGGGATCACCAGAGAACAAAACGCAGTGAAAACAAAATTCACTGTTTGCATTAAAGCGGACGGCAATGGCTGGTTTGAAATCGACGGCGGGCAGGATTGGTATGCCGAGGGTGGTTTATGGTTCGACGGCAAAACGCTGACGGACTACGACGGGGTTTTTGAACTCGCCGCCGAAATTATCGAATTGCTAGAAGAGAAAGGGTTCGATTGCGATGATATCAAGTAACGTAATCGGACATTATAGCAAAGCGCGCGGACTGGCTCGCATCTACATTAAAATTTTAAATGTAGATTTTTATGAAGAGTTCTTCCCGCATCAACTGGAGTTGGTCTACGAAAAAAACGTGACCTACGGAACATACATGAAAAACCTAAAAAGGATAATAAAAGAAAATGAAATTGCTTAATACAGGAAATACAAAAACCCGCAAAGGTGAAAAACTAGGTTGGATTACTTACGGCATGCACTTGGCTCCCGCTCATGAAAGCGGGTTCAATGCTTGCCCGTGGGCTTCGAAAGGTTGCACGGCGGCTTGTTTGAACACGGCGGGACGCGGCGTGATGTCAAATGTGCAAAAGGCGCGCATCAACAAAACGCAATTCTTTTTCAGGGATAAAGCTGGCTTCATGTCTCAATTACTTGACGAGATCGAAAAGGCAACGCGCCGAGCGGATCGCTTAGGAATGCGTGCTTGCTTCCGTTTGAACCTAACGAGCGACATTCCATGGGAAGCAAAAGCGAATGCAATCGACGGCAAGACTGTTTTTGAGCATTTTCCTGAGTTCCAGTTCTATGACTACACGAAGGGAGTGCAACGCGCCATGAAAAACAAGCTGCCAAACTACGACTTGACTTTTTCGAGATCGGAAAGCAACGGCGCGCAATGCAAACTTGCAATAAAAGCGGGTCTAAATGTTGCAGTAGTTTTTCGCAACGGACTGCCCGAGACCTGGCAAGGTTTGCCCGTGGTTGACGGAGACGAAACCGATTTGCGCTTTTTGGATCGTAGGAATTCGGTTGTAGGACTGGTCGAAAAGGGACTGGCAAAGGTGGACTCGACGGGGTTCGTGGTTGGCTAGAATCAAGGGGGTGGGCATTTTTGTTCACCCTCTTTGCTAAAAAAAATTTTTATTTACTTGAAAAAGGGGGGCTAACTCCAGAGAATACAAACTTATGCAATACAAGAATAATACAGAAAAAGTAACCGACGCGATGAATTATGGTTCACCGCTTAATCAAATTGTAGTGCTTTCAGCTATTGAAAAATACTGCGAGCAAGTCGCCAAGAAAGAGAAATCACCTAGCAACTGGGGCAATGGCTTCGTAAGTTGGGAAGCATGGAAGGCATCATGCGCCGATGTCCTAGAAAGGATCAGAAGCAATGAGCTTTGAGGATAAGTTATTAGCAGAGATCGACGATCTCACAAACGAAATCATGGATGAAATCAGAGTAGTGCTTCGCAAGCACGAAGTGCACTTTCCGAATTGGGGGGAGCACCATGAGTCCTACAATCTAGATGATAAAATTTATGGGAGCATTCATGATGAAATCAGAACGAATCTACCATCATACAAAAACAAAACAGAAAGGAATAAATGAAAACATACATATGCAAAGCATACGTTGGAGTGCTAGTTGAAGCTGAGGATGAATTCGAAGCGGAAGCGCTAGCAGGAATGGAGATGGACATAGGGGACATCGATTGGGACGCTGAAGAAGCTGACCCAGAGCATGACTACTTCACTACACTACAGAACTACACAATAGAAGGAGGCAACAATGGGTAGATACTACAACGGAGATATAGAAGGTAAATTCTGGTTCGGACTGCAATCATCGATTGCCGCCGACAGGTTCGGCGTTGAGGGTAATCAGCCGAACTACGTGGAATACTACTTCGAAGAAGAGGATCTGCCCACTGTCGAGGCAGAGATCAAGAGCATCAAAGATTCAATCGACGAGAAGAAAATTGAATCCTACCTATACGGCGGGAAGGGATCATACAACCATGAAACTCTTGAGCAGAATGGCATAACCGAAGCTCAACTCAGTGACTACGCAGACCTGCTTCTCGGCAGGAAGATCAGGGACTGCTTAAAAGAAACAGGACAATGCAACTTCGACGCAGAATTATGAAAATCAAAAAACCAAATAAGCTAGTCAAAACTGACAAGCAAGAGGAGAGCGCCTATATCGTGCTTTGGAGTATCATTATCGCAGGCATACTGCTCGGGGTTACAATCATCGCAGAATACTTATGAATACAAAAGCAAACCTACAAATCGGGCAGGCATACATCGTGGACGATAAGCCCATGGTGCTGACTGCGATAAACTACCGCGAAAGAAGGGATGATGAAGTCCCTTACTTTTGCTTCACTGACGGGTGCTACGGCTTCGGTCGAACGCTCGGTGCACGAAAGTCCGATTGCGAGATTCTGGACAATCTTGAAGTAGCAGAGGGGATAGACCCGCAAGATATACTCGACAAGCTAAGAGATAGTATTAACAGCATGGTTCAATTCTACATAACAAAAGGAAAAAAATGAATACAATAATAAACGAACTGCATACAGAGGTGCAGAATGCACTCAACGAAACCGAGCCGCACGATTACTACGAAAGGCTCGAAAGGATGGATGCTCTGGTAAAGAAACTAAGGACTACGAGCAAAGACACCATGGTCTTATCTCGGACGGCTTACAACAAGGGGTTCTCAGATGGCATGTCTGGGGATAACTACAACTCTCCATACTCAACCAAGGACGAGCGCAGTGCTGACTACACTTTCGGTTTCGACGCTGGAACAAAGGAGTTAGAATCATGAATACAATAAAAATACACACAGAAAAAATCGACCCCTACACGGAGGTGCTTGCGCTGGACGCGAACGAGGGATTGTCAAGAATGCAGTATGGCGAGCTCGGGTATCCGAACCCGTATCTTCGGGTCACCGAGATCCGAGCCGCATTGCAGGAGTTCAAGCCCAGGACATACGAGGACAGGTTCGCGCTCCTGGAGAAGGGTTACACCTACTACTGGTTCGCCGCCGAGGGTTCAACGGGTAGTAAGCACAGGTATTGTGGGGTCAGTTCACCTGAGGGTCAGAGTCTAACTGGTGTTTCGCATGCCTTCGAAACCCTCACGGAAGCCTTGGACTACATCTTGGACATGGAGGAGCAGGGTGCACTGGCAGGATGAAGACAAACCACCGCCCGTTGATTACATCATCGTGCTCGTGGAGATATTCATCGTAGCTTATCTAATCATCTACGCTTGTTCATCTTAGATATTAATAGTCCGATTGAATTCAGAAGTCAATCCGACCAGCGAAGATTCTCAGCCTTGACAAAAGGTTGCGAATCTTTTTTTATGCGGGCATGCACGACATAAAAGAGAATAGGGGGGTAATACATGCGCGGTGAAAAAGGACAGACCTATGACGACTGGATAGGTTCCGAGTCATGGAAGGACGGACAGGAGGCCGAGGATACCTTCGGAGATGCTTTGAAGGTAAAGTATCCATTAGCTCGCCGAGCTACCCTTCAGGAGCAATACAAGCACATTGACTGGGTATGTCTAGCAGGGAGCATAGATGTGAAGGCACTGAAGTCCAAGAGAAGAGGGACAGCCAAGGACGAGGATACCATCTGGGTGGAGTTCAAGAATAACGTAGGGAAGCCTGGGTGGTTGTATGGAGAGCAGGACTTCGTTGCGTTCGAAGGGTTGCAGGATTACATAATAGTGCGAACAGGGCTCCTTCGCCGACTTGCAGAAAAACTATGCAATACCACAGAATTGGTTGACTCCCCTAGGGAGGCGCTCTACAAAGGCTACAGCAGGAGAAACCGAGACGATCTAATCTCAATAATAAAGAGATCGGACCTACTCACAATTGTTCACAAAAAACTAAATAAAATATGTCACATTTCTACAAGTACAACGCAGGAAACCCTAAATTTTTAGAAGAGATCAGAACGCCTGCACAGGCAAAAAAGAACAAAGGGGTAATGCCCAGTGTAACAACTGTTCTATCTGTGATAAAGGATCCTTTCCTCAACGACATATATCAGCCAAAAGAAATAACTAGATTGGCAAGGGAGCATCCGAACCTCGGCTGGGGGAGCATAAAAGATCTCACGTACGGCCTGCGCAAGCATCCGACGAGCGCAAAAATGATACCATCCTCTGAGTTCGGCACAGCAGTGCACAAGCGCATAGAGGATCACGTTCTGGCTGACGTTAATTCGAAGAGGACAGACCCAGAGTTGAATACATGGGACGACTGGGCCATGCCTTTCGTGCAGTGGTACAGGAAGGAAGGGGTAGAGCCGATTGCCGCCGAGTACATGATTGGTAATCCCCGAATCAAGATTGTAGGTAGTGTAGATTTCATTGGTAGGGACAGGGGCGGGGAAGTGTTCCTGGCGGATTACAAGTGCAGGTCGAACTGCAAGGGTAAAGCGAAAGTGTACGACAAGGATCTGTATCAGCTTGCCATTGAAGCATGGATGCTGAAGGAAGCGACGAATCCCGCGCTTGACTACATCCCAGGTTGCATCTCAGTATGCATTGACAGCGATACTTGCCAGCACTTCCATAAGGTGTGGAGTCCAGAGGAGATCCTGCACGGAATAGAAGTTGCCAAGCTATGCAGTAAAATTTATTGGAAAACTAGAATGCTGAACAAAAATGATATACATAAGAAAAAATAAGGACGCAATAGATTACATAAACGAAGCCGCAGATGATGCGATAATATTCCATGACCTTGATGATGCAGTAATTGGCACCAATCAGCACGGAGAGCTAGTGTATTCATACGATAAGATGCACGAAGTGTTCGTGCAGGATCACGGAATGAGCGCCGAAGAAGCCGAAGAGTGGATAGACTACAACGTCATAGGTACTATGGCGGGACGTGGATTTCAGATTCTCTTCACCTGATGCAGGAATACCTCATCACCTATAGTAGGAGTGATGTTGAGGGCCAAGTCATGCGAACAACCAAATGGGCGCACGATGAAAAGAAGGCTCTTTCCTACATTCTAAAAAAAATACCCGCCAAGGATGGCTCCTGCAATTTTAAAAGAGGCGGATCGGGTAAAATAATTTCAGTCAAAGAATTAAAAGAATAATGCAAGCACCAAAGAATACAGACGCAGAAGAGGCTTTACTATGCTGTTGTTTGATGGATAACTCCGTCTACGATAGCATCAGCGCAACCGTAAATGCCAAGGACTTCTACGCTTATGGTAATGCTATTATCTTTGAAGCGATAGCCGACCTAGCCAACAAGGGTGCAGGTTTCTCTGAAATAGAATTGTTCGAACTTCTGCAGCAGCAGGGCATTGCAGAAAATGCAGGGGGCATTGAAAACATACTGCGTATCCAAAAGAAGGTTGATACGCCAATGCAGGTTCAGAACTACGCAAATATAGTCCGAGAGAAGTCCAGGCTAAGAAAAATTATACGAGCTTCCAAGCAATGCATGGAGTCCGCCGAAGAGGATCAGGACGCGGACGAGATCATCGCAGAGATGGAAAAGCAATTGACTGATCTCATGCACAATGGAGCCGATCAGGACTGCAGTATATCAAGCGCAACTCAACTTCTAGTAGATGACTTCAAGAAGATGCAGGATGGAACATACGTTACTAATTCCATGCCGACTTACATACAGCAACTAGATGAAAAGTTAAGTGCAGGTGGAATTTCAAATGGAGAGGTAATGGTAGTCGCGGCCCCAACATCCTGCGGAAAGACTTGCATAGCGCTGAACATAGCTCTGCAGAATGGAGTGACACAAGGTAAACCAGGGTTGTATTTTTCTTTTGAGATGCAGTCGAAGTCCCTGGCAAAGAGGATGATACAGACTTGTTCTGCCGTTAACCTTGACCGTTTCAGAGATGGTTTACTCCCGCCCGAGAAGCAGAAGCGCGTATGGGAGGCAACGGAAAAGGTGCAGGCATCAAGTATATACACCGAGCACTACGTGCGCAACGTCGAGGAACTCAGGTCAAAGGCTCGCATGCACAAGCGCAAGCATTTCATAGAGTGGATTGTTATTGATTACTTGCAATTAGTCCCGTGGGATAGTCGCATGAAGAAGCACGATGCAATCGCAGAGATCAGCCATCAGATAAAACTTATGGCAATGGAGCTTGATCTTCCAGTGATTCTTTTAGCGCAAGTGAATCGCGAAGGTGCAAAAAGAGAGACTGGACTTACCTTGCACGACCTCAAGGATAGCGGGGACATTGAGAATGACGCAGATATTATTCTATTGCTATGGCCCAATGGCGAAGATACAAATGCCGCAAAGATGCACGACAAACAGCACGGCTCTTATATATCAATAAAATACAACGTAGCAAAACAACGCGAAGGTGAACGCGACCAATACGGGAAGTTCATATTCAAAAATCATGTAGGGAGATTCAAGTAATGATTACAATAATACAATTAGCGCTAGCAATTATCATAGTGGAAAGCGGAGGCAACGATTCCGCAATCGGGGACAACGGGCAAGCCTACGGGTGCATGCAGATTCATCCCGCCTACGTGCAGGACGTAAATAGAATACTGCAGGAGGATCGATACTCGCACAAGGATGCCTTCAATCGGAAGCATTCAATTGACATGTTCACAATTTATATGTTGCACTACTGCACCGAGGAGCGCCTGGGTAGACAGCCAACTGCAGAAGATTTATCCAGGGTGCACAATGGTGGACCCAACGGATACAAGAAAGAAACAACAAAGAAGTACTGGAAAAAAGTACAATCAAATATAATATAACAAATGCCAGAAGATACAAAACGATCCTTATACAAGGTTAACTCAGAGGAAGTCCTCAGCAGGGGACTGCAAGCAATGACGCAATCATGCGAGGCTCTTACAAAACAGAACGAAGTGCTGAACAAAGATATAGACAATCTTAAGAAAAAAATTGACATGCTTCAGCACAGAATCTTGTCTAACGCAGAAGAAAGGGAGTAATGAGAGAAAACGATAAAGAAAGAATACAGACAAGGATCGACATGATACGTGCCGAGAGCCGAGTCCTTACTTATAAAATAGAGCGCATGCTTGAACAGCGCAAGGATCTATCCAACGAAAAGCGCAAGCTCAAGGAACTAGTTGCTACGGAGGACGCAGAAGATGTCTCTTCCTAGCTCTGGTGAAATGTCGCACTTCACTACTGGTGCTGTGCGCGATGCAATGCATAACAAGGGACTGCCCAGTCAAATGCCCATGTCGGCACTCAGGGCAGTTTCTCGCAGGTTCGAAGAGGGCGCACATAAGTACGGGCGCGGTAACTGGGAGAAAGGCATTCCCCTATCTAGATACATTGATAGTATTTATAGGCACTTGTGGGACTTCATGGACGGGGATCAGGAAGAAGATCATCTATCTGCCGTTCTTTGGAACGCTATGTGCCTGTACGAAACAAAAGATAAAATCGACGAAGAGGTCCTACCAGAATCTCTCAACGACATAGGACTACAATGAAATACATAAAGCAGAGCGACCTAAAGGATTGGAGGAGTACTAATTGCACCAACAAGTGCCCTATCACTGCCGCAGATATGCAAGATTGCGTAGTGGATCACTCGCACGACACGGGTAGGGTAAGAGGGGTCCTGCATAGGCAAAGCAATGTCCTGCTAGGTAAGATAGAGAACGCATGGAAAAGATACGTGCAGAAGAGTAGCGCAATAGAATTACCCGAAGCCCTGCGCAGGATGGCGGATTACCTGGAGAGAGAGGATCTTGATCTATTGCATCCGTACGGAGCTACTCAACTCAGTAAAAAGTTCGCAGTAAAAAAAATGCAACAACAAGAGAAAATTTTGCTTGACCTTGGTTTCCACAAGTCAGATATTACAGATCTGAACAGCAAGGAAAGAACCAAGCTCTTCAGAAAAAAGATAACCGAAAATAAATATGAGTCATAACATAAGACAAAAACTACAAGGGATACAAAGTTCCTTGATAGCCCCGAAGGGGCAAACCAATAAGTTCGGAGGGTACAAGTATCGCTCCTGTGAAGACATCCTAACTGCATTAAAACCATTACTTGCAGAGTGGAGTTGTTGTTTAATTATCTCTGACGAGATAGTTGAGAAGGGTTCCAAGTTGTTCGTTGAAGCAACAGCAACTCTTTACGATAACGATAGTTCGGACACTCTAGTCTCAAAGGGACCAGCAGAGCACGCCGACACAAAGAAGGGCATGGACCAGGCCCAGATCACTGGCTCGGCATCATCATACGCTCGCAAGTACGCCCTCAATGGGTTATTTGCAATCGACGATACCAAGGATGCGGATGCTACAAATACTCACGGAGCTACATCTCCAAAAAAAACAGAGCAGAAGAAAGTGGAAGATCTTTTCAACCAATAAATAAATATGCAATACGATAACACAAACACAGGTGCATCCTTCAAAAACACCTATAAACAGAAGGAATCACAACCAGATATGACAGGCAAACTTGACGTAGAAGGCGTTGAGTACCGCATGTCAGGTTGGTTCAACGAGAGTGACAAAGCAGGTAAATACATCAAGTGGAAGGTCACAAAGAAGGAAGAGGAAAGTTCGCCGAAGAGCGAGTCCGCTCCATTCTAAAGCATCGATTCGGGCGGGGAGGATTTTTCCTCCTCGCCTTTTTTTGCAATACCTAAAAATATTAATCCATCAAAGCTAATTAAAATGAATCCACAAACAATACGAAGTTGCCTAAAATACTTCGAAAAAGTAACAATGAACGAAATCAAGCAAGCGCACGCATGCGTAGAGCACGACGAAATAAAATTAACCGACTACGCTAAAGATATCGTAGATAAAAACTCAAAAAGAAAACCCTTAGGGTTGACAGACTACGCAAAGCATCTTTTAAATAAAGGTCGTAACAATAATATCTAGTATTCGTCTTATTGTTTCTGTCATAGTGTAACATAGCCCTATCAGGGAGTGAGGTAAGTCCAAGGGTAACCAAGGACAAGGTCTTATTCACCTTGTTTAAGCCTCACGGAGCCTCCATCGACTTTTCCTATTTTGTCGGTGGGGGCTTTTTTATGCACTGCGTAGGAGCTTACCGACTTCTTTGTTAATAACGCCCTTGCGCTTCATCTCGCTGAACAGAGCCCTGTTCCTGTGCACTCCCATGCTCTTCAGGACACGTACGCGCTCCAGTATGCTCATGTTCATCAGGAGCTTGTCCTGAGGCGTTCTACCGCGCTTCTCGTCGTTTATACGGCGATTGTGCTCCCTTTGTAGGGATTCCGCCAGGAACTTGCTTTGAGCGTCTCCTGAGCGCAATGCACGTATCTCAGCGAGGGTTTCTCTTCTGTTCTTACCCTCGGCGATTTCTGTGTATTGCTCTCCTAGGGTCTTCTGTACTCCGCGCTGGAATGGTTCGAACTGCATACCCCGAACGATACGAAAAATATCCGTGCTGCGCACTCCAGCTTCGCGCAGTAGATTGATGCGATCTTCTTCGGTGTAGCCGAATGCCTTCAAGCGTTCGAACGACTCCGCTATCCTGTCGTAGGACACCTCGGCCTGCTGCACGGCCCGTCGGTAGGATTGCTCTAATTGCTCCTCGGTTAACTGGTCCGCCTTGTACTTCGCGTCAGTGGTGTAGGATCCTCTGGCGTTTGAGTAACCCTGCACGAACTCCTGCACCCTGAACTTTGCCATTTGGTTGAAGTCAACCTTGGTCAATCTAGCACCCATCTGTCGCATGAGAACTTCTTCTACGGAATAATCCCCGAGCCCCTTGGACGCTTTGTAAAGTCTGGATCCTTCATTAACAAAACCAGGCTTAAATGTTTCGAAGGCGAACTCCTTGAGTAGTGCTCCAAATTTAGCAGCCCCCTCTTTATCCGTTATGACCTTTCCGTACACGTCCCTGTTATCCAGGGCTCTGTACAGATTCTGCCCGATGAAAGTACCTTCACCCACCAGATTATCTATAACTGCGCCCAGCGCACTCTGCACGTTCTTTTCTGCGTCCGCTTCGATGAAAGGATTCTGCGCTTGAGCTACTGCGGACTTCACAAGCCCAGTGAACATGGTATGCGGGAATAGATAACTTGTCGCTGCGGAAGTTCCTGTTTTAGTTTTTGGGTTGTAGGTGGCAACGATATCTTGGTTGCGCATGTAACTAGGTGAAAAGAACCTGAAGCTCTCCATGTCCCTGGGGTCAACTCTGTCCCCCGCGTTCCCAGACATTTTTCCGATAGCATCTCCAACCAAAGAAGAAGCTCCATATGCCAAAGACATAGTTCCCGCAAGATACATTAGTCGCTTGTATCCTTCTGCCCTTAATAGATCCCTGGAAGTTTCATTCAATTCAATGCCGAACTTCTGCGCGAAGGCATCGCCATTTATCATCCTTAATGCATAGCTAATTTGATTTCCAGTATTGCGAGCTAGCTCCAGCGTGAAGGTAACGAATGGAGGTAGTATACCAGCTCTGGATAACTTCCTGCCAAGGGACCAGGTTCTGGCGTAGTTCTGGTAGGTGTCGTTTGTTATTTCAGCTGCTATTCTTTTTATCTGATCCCTGTTCGCCGACAGGGCATCACCTGCATTTAATATGTCAGTTAATCTTTTTTGGTTGTGCTTCCAGATTGTGAATCTAGTAGCAGTATCCGTAATACTATAAAGTTTACCAGCACCTGCGGTTAGACCTCTTGCGATGTCTCCCATTTTTCCGTTGTTAATGGCATCGGCGACTTCATTGGCAGCTATAGTAGCATTACCGATTCCGTACTTGTACATCTCCGCCATATCGTTGGATATTTTTTCTCTGACGGCTGGGTCGCTTATTTTCTTTTGGCCCTTGCTGAGTTTTGCTCCTGAGTTATAAAGCGAATGCACCTCTCTGAAGGCTAGACTTGCCCCTTCGCGATAATTTTTTCCTATGTTAGGTATGATTCCATTACTGAGCATGGACGCTTGCCCGCCTATGAGATTGACCGCATAGGAAGGAGGATTAAATATAACCTTGGCTGCCTTAGAGCCAGTCACTCCAATTCCATAGATTTGAGCAAGTACATTGCTTGCTTCATCTGCGGCCTGCCTGTTGAAACCAGTCTCATACAATCTATGTATGGCCTTTCCAGCTTCGTAAGGCACATAGAGTTGATTGCCCTGCGCGTCAGTTCCCTGCGTGTATTTCGGACTGAACTCAATGCTATCCTCAGTTTTAACCGTGCTTATCAAGCCAGCCTCTTCTAGTCCCTGCTTCAGTTTTACGTCGGACTCCATGTTCGCCAGGTGCCTTATGCTTTCTCTAATTCTGAAACGAGCCTTCAATCCACTAGCTAAAAATGGTTGATCTACCTCTCCCAAGAAGGCCCTTTCTTTTGGCCCAGGTGCATGCCCACCTATCACCTTCTCAAAGCGACCAGGCAAAGAAACAAGAAGGTCCGCCTGCTTGCTTCGTCCAGTTCCTTTATCCGTCGCTTTTGCGAACAGGGACTTGATGTGCTTTACGTGCTTGGATGCATCCTTTGCCGCTTTTTCTGGGTCAATCCCTTGCATAACAAGAGAACCCGTAACTTCTTCTAGGACTTCTTCTTCGGAGATTTTATTCTGCACGAACTCTTTATTCGTGAAGGCTTTGTACTGCTGCGTATCAAAGGATCTATGACTCTTTGAAACTATTGCTAGTCTATTGAGCACTGCTGCCTTGGAATCTGCGTCCAAGAAATCGAGCTCGGCGGAATCCTTCAGGATGGATTCTAATTCGCTAAGTGCTTCCGTTTCTATAGCCCTGAATGATTGCAGGTCGCCAGCAATGCCTTCGTCCAGCAGCGCCTCCGAAAGGGGCATGCCGTCCAGGTAATCATTTATATCTTCAGCCAGATGAGGCTTGGACATGACGGTCTTATCGATTGCATTCTGCAGCCTGGTCGATAGAGCTTCTGCTGATTGTATCTTATCCGCAAAATTAAGATAGTCCTCACGAAAGTTGCGTACTCCCTTCAAAGCCTTAGTAGGAGCTATGAAACTTTTTATATCGGACAGCATCCTAGGGACTGGGTTCTGGCTACTTTGCAGTGCCTGTGCTGTGCGCTCCCTAATCATTCTTTCTGATGTTCTATCCAGTTGTCTCTGCGTTATGGGTGCACCTACGGCATCCTGCAGCAATGCATTCAGATCCTCCTTGCCGACTTCTCCCTTCGCGATGATTTCATCGATCTCATTTGCATTCTTTCCGATCAAAGTAGCAACCTTATCCGCATCCGAGAACTTGTACTGAGCCTGGCCTACGGCAGTGCCCAACAATCCACCAGTGCCAGCGGCTATGGCTACATCCAGGGGATTGAACTCTTGCTCGTCTATGGCATCTGCTATCACTCTCTCCGACCCCGCAAGAACAGCAGATTTAGCTGCATCTCTTACTACTGGGCTTGTCAACGGAGCCTTTACTTTCGTGAGCATATTGTTGACAGTTCCCCCTGCAATCATACGACCCAAGCTCAGGTCTTCTTTGCCCTCTACCTTTTGCGCGAGTGCACTGCTTGCGGCTCCAGATAGGAACCTACCAAGGAACTGTATTCCTTGCTTCTTTGCCGCGTCAGGAATCCTTCTTCCTATGGTCTGCGTAAGTATTTCACCTAGGATGTTGCCGCCGATTTCAGTTACAGCAGATCCTGCGATCTGTGCACCTGTAGTGTCTGGTTCAGCTACGGTTATATCGTCCTGAACAGGTGGCAATCCGCGGCGTTGACGATACTCCGCGAGCTCCTCTGGAGTTAAATCTCTACCTGCCATATTTTATTGGTCTTCTTGATTTCTTTTATTTTGACGGGCTCGACCCCCTCTTCCGCGTGCTGGACGCGGCTTTTTTTCCTCTGCTGCCGTCGGACCTGCGTATTTTTGCGGTGTACCATCAGGCAGCAAATACTCGTCATCTATTTTTAATTTACCAGCTGCATGCGCTGCGTCGGCTTCAGCTGCAGTGTAAGTAGGCGTAGGCGGAATATAAGCCAGGGCACCTGTTGCTTCTAGTATGGAGTCCCTAACGTAGCTATCGTATTCTTCGCTGCCTGGCTCCAAGCCATAAAGCTCCTGTGCAATTTGTTCTGCATCAGCTCTGGCTGCATTAATTGCGTTGGTAGGTTCTTCTGCGCCCCTGTCCCTTGCATCAATTCGCGATTGCTTTTCGCTCCTATCAAGATCTTGATCTGCGTAATCTTGATTAGTGAGAGGATCCATTCCCTGCGTGTCCTTCACTCTAGCCGCCTGGTAATCAGCGTCGTTCGGGAAAAGTCTACGAAGTTGCGAGTCGGTATACTTTCTACCTGCTGCACTTACGGATTGTTGCGTTTTACTTTGGGCATTGCGAGTGTCCCTCTCCGCCTGGCTCTCTCCAGGTTGGCGATCGCTAGCTCTTAATCTCTGATCTCTCTCTGCGCTTGCATCGTCGTATGCACTGGGAGCTTGCTGTTGTAGTTGACGTATAGTGGGTGCTCCGAATCTAGATTGTAATCTTTGCGTAGTCTCCGCTTCACCCATAGGAGCAATCGGCGCTTGCGCTTGAGACTCAGGTAGAGCTACTTGACTTGGGAATGTAAGCCCAGCCTGTTCGCCTGCAGCTATGACCTCAGGAGAAAGGAACTCTCCTGTCCGAGGGTCAACGGGACGTAGGGGCCCGAGTCCTGCTGGCACTTCTGCAGAGGTAACGGATTCTGGTATTGTAGGAGATTGTATTGCTTTAAGGGCATCAGGAGATAGTCCAGATGCTGCAGGTGCTTCAGGCGCAAAGGCTCCTGGGTAGAATTCCTTCGCTGCATCCATCAATCTCTGCCCTGACTCCTGCGCGGTGGGCAACGTACCAGGGACGACTTGAGGTGCATCAGGTACGCCTTGAAGGGCGCTCTGCAGGCTATCTACCTTGTCGTCCTCTGTCATTGCTCCCTGTGCCCTCTGGTCTGCTAAAGCCTGCAGTGTAGGGGCATTGAACGCAGGTTGACTGTTAAGATTTGCATTTTCAAAAACTTCAGGAGCCATGCCTCTAGCAAGTTTAGTGCTGATTTCCTCTCCGCCCATTCCTGGTAAAAATTTACTGCCCTTGTCTATTGCTCTTCCCGTGCCGTATCCAGCGCCGAATGCAAGAACTGGCAGCATTCCTTTACCTCCCGCGCCTGACATACTTGCAAATGGAAGTGCCTTACGAAGGACTGCCGCAGTTCTGCCAGGTGCTCCTTTTACAAGTGGACTTTCTTGAACAAATTTGGCAAAAGCCATTCCTGGGGTAGCATCAGCTACGCCCTCAGCTACGCCCTCAGCGGTCATTCCTTTAGCCAGATCGGTCAGTCTAAAGTTTTCTTCCCGAATCTCTTCTGGTCTTTTATTTGCGCGCCCTTGATTAGTTCCTAAGATTTCATTTGCCATAATCGTCCTCTCATTGTATCATGAATTGTTGCTTGTTTCGCTCTTGTAATTCCATTTAAACAAAGGGCACTTTTCGGTAGCTAATCCATGCTTTAGCTTAGTGCAACCGCATCCTGGGTGATTGCACTTACCTAGACCTACATTCCCGCCTTCATCCCAGAGATGGCAGCCCCTGCACACGGACAACCTGTAATCCAGCTCCTCCTTCTGCACCTTTACGCGCTGCCCAGTGAGCGCAGCCTTAGCAACCCTGAGAGCCGCTTTATTGAGGTTCTTAGCCTGATCAATAAGATTAGGCGACCTGTGCGCATGCGCTAATAAAAAATTTTCTATTTCTTCTTTTTCTCCCTCTTTCATATTAGTTCGGTTGCGGACAACTGCTCTCGGAGTCCAAATCCACTACAGAAAAGCAAGTAGCCCTTGTAACACTTGCTGTATTGCCATCTTCGTCGCCCAGGCTTATGTTAATTGCACGTTTCTTTTCAACTGTCCACTGATCATTTTCGTCGTGCGGATTGTTGCATCTTGTATCTACTAAATCAGTTATAGTTGTATGACTCAATATTGCCTTGGCTTCATCAGACTTATCTAATTTTGAAATCAAGTAATTCAAATAGCTCCTGTGCGTTAATGATTTTTTATCATATAGTGCAGGGGATGGAATTGTAGTAACATCAAATGTAATCTCAGTGAGGTTGACGTGCGATCTCGTGGTACCTGAGTAGTTAATACTCTCGGTTAGCGTTCCATCTCTGACTCCATCATCATAGGCGGGGTCATCCTTCGATACGCTTGTATTCGGAATAACTGGTACGCTATAATTAGAGTCTGCTTCTACAGGCTCAGAAAGCACAATACTTGTGGTTGCGGTTCCTGTAACGCTTCCAGAAGCGGTAATGTTACGATTAGAATGATCATAGTCTAGATCCCCAACAACCCCAACTTCAATATCTTCGCTTATTGTGGTATCCGATGTAGCAGTTGAAGTAATTGATGAACTCGTTGCGGTTATGCTTCTAGTAATCGTTCCCTCGTTCGGATCTGAAGTTGCATTAATAGGATAACTCAAGCCAACGGTTATCGATGTCTCCCCGTCCTGCGCGCAATTTGTAGAGGTCCCACCAATGCCTGCAGGAGAAAGACTCGTGCCGCTCAAAGAAAGGGAACCTTCCAGATCAAAGCTACCCGTATTTGTTGTAGCATTATCAGTGGGACAGGGTTCCTCCCTAGTTGTAAAAGTATTTGTTATGCTTAAACTTCCACTTTTGTCAAAAGGATCCGAATTCTCCGAAGTGGGATCTGGATTGTCCGTGCACGTGTTGATTACACTTGAGCTGGAGGAGGATTCCGTTCCACCTATTGTACCCGAGCCTATCCAAGATGTAAAATCTTTATCATCAGTATCCTTATTTTCAATAGGATTACCGTCTCCATCTGCTTCTGTACAGCCTCCAGCGTAATGAATTGTAAGATCTACGTCAACACTAACAGTTACATTAGCTTCAACGCTGCTGGAGCTTGTTGTAGTTTTTTTGGCGTATCTTTTTCCGTTCGTACCTTGAAATCTACCTGCATCCGTATATACGCATGCACAGGGGCAGGTTGGAATTTGAGAATCACCGCAACCATTCGCAAAACTCCCAGTGCAGTTGCTGCAATCAGCCGCTTGTAGAGCCTTTTAACTTCGTTCGCCTTTGTTCCCTGAATTGATATATCGCAACTTGGGAGTTTGCATACGGTTAGATGCTGGCAAACATGAATCTCTATGAAGGTATTTTTTTGAGAAGGAGGTTCAATTGTTATGATTTCTCCCGCTGTTGCAGTCTTTACAGTGCCCTGTTCGACAGGGACGTAGTCCCCTGACACTGTCCCGTCATCCTCATAGGATCCAGTTGCCTCAGTATATACTGTATCCTCAAGGAACCTAACATACAGTTGACTTTTATTTATTCCGCTCTCGTCTACGAAATGCTTCGCTCTCCAGGGTTTTGTTTTTGGCATGGTGCTTACGCTAGCTCCACTCCTATTTTGAACTCCGTCAGTCCCTGGAATTACATCAACGAAGGTATTGTATTCTGGTATTTCGGTTGTATTAAGTATAGTAAAATGATTGAGGAGAGAACTAGCATTAGTGCTTAGTTTTTCGTCAGTATTCTCATTTTGAAAAGTAATCTCCTTGAATCTATTCGCAGTTGATCCGTTGCATTTAGTGTAAGTTCCCCCTACTTCCGTCCTTCTGTTTGTTATGCTGTCCGAAGTGCATGAAGAACCATCTTCAATTGAAGTGCTCGACGAAACAAAACCAGTATCTCCACTTTGTTGCGTAAGTCCAGTGAAGGGATCAATTTTAATATCAAGCGTTCCATCTGGTTTATCCAGGGTCCACAAGGTGCTATTAGCACCACAATTTTCTTGTGTTGCCTGCAGGCCGCCAGTTTCACTGGTTTGTATTTTTTTAGTTAAGTACTTCTTTTTCTTTGCTGCAGTGTTCCCGTGCGGGTCCCCATCGCATTGTGTTTGAAATGGAGTATGACCCAACCTTTGAAGCTCTACATTTATATATATTACTTCTGCAACTGCGTCGCATAGACTAAGAATAAGTTTATTCTCAGGTATAGAAGACATAAATTAAATTTAAACGATTAAACGGCCTTGAACGGATGCATCAACAGTAACTCCATTTATGCACAGCTCCGCAGTGAATGCTTCTTGCTGACCTCCTAAGCCAGTGGAAGACTCTATGTATACATCACTTGAAGATATGGGCTCCCTGGGAAATGAGCGTTGGTTTTCATAAAAAGAATCCGCTTGCGGAATCCTAACAATTCTTTGTGCGTCTTGCATAATTATGAACCTGAAGTACCTATTGTTGTTGTTATAACTTCGTAGTATTTAGCAGGAGCTCCTTCTTTAAGGTCAGCCAGCACAGGACGAATCCTTCTGCTAATCACTCCAGATTCTTTCCAGGAGCTTGACTTGTCTGACTCGTCGGACCCAGTGCCAACTAACTTAGTTATTCTATCTACTGTTTCCTCCTGCCTAGTAATAACATTTCCAGAAGCTACTGGCTGAGAACTAGATATGTAATTTATTTTACCCTCTTTAGTTTTTTCACCCGTAATAAAATGACCAGGGTAGTTAGTTACACTTGTCTGCACTTTAAAATCAGCAACAAATCCAGTATCGCTATTAATGTTATTAGTTCCTGCCCCAATTGTAACGGTTGATCCTGGCCCTATTGAACGCTGAATGTTAGTTGCAGTAACCGAGCAGGAAATTTTACCTAGATCATAAGCTATATCTCCAATCGACGGGATTTGCCCGCCTTGCTCTACCTTTATTATTTCTATCTTGATGTTTGCTTTTTTTCTTTCGATTCTTTTAGGCTGCACCTTTACAATAGCAATCTCTCCACTATCACCGCCAGACGAAACAGTTTCTGTCTCCAGAGTAACCTCTCCTGGAATTTCTACTTCTACGTAATCTTCGTATTCTGTGGTTGTTCCCGTTAGGTTTCCCTCTAGATAAGTTCTTGTGTGCAAATCGAACCCATCTTGCTGCTGCACCGATTCCCTAATTAACCTTCCATTGTTGGGCGGTTGCTCTGGAATCGGTTCTGCAACGTGAACTTCGGTTACCTCTTTGCATCCTAGTGGAAGGAAAGCATCGGCACCAGTAGTAGTTTTGGATATTTCACCACTACCATCGGCGAAGACATTTCTAAATAAAGTGAACCCATTCTCTTCTCTTGTAGTGGCTTCAATCTCAACTCCACTGGCAGAACCAGCAGAACCAGCAGAACCAAGTGACTCGACGGTAGTAATAGTCAAAGCACCCTTATTTCTCGTCTCTACCGTTCTAGATATTTCGCCTGCTCCTGAGGCTTTTACGCTACGAAATAAAACGAATCCGTTCTCCTGCCTCTCAGTGCTTTCTAATTCAACATCTCCTGGCGCATCGACCTTGGTTCCCAAGGACTCAACGGTAGTTATAGTTAACTTGCCATTATTGCGAGTCTCAGTAGTTCTGGATACCTCACCACTTCCCTCAGCGAACACGTTGCGGAACAATGTGTAACCATCTTGCTCGCGAGTAGTAGATTCAATCTCAGCCCCAGTCGCACTACCAGCACTACCCAGTGCTTCAACGGTAGTTACGGTAAGTTTACCATTGTTTCGAGTCTCAGTAGTTCTAGATATTTCACCAGTTCCGTCTGCGAAAGTATTTCGGAATAAAGTAAAGCCGTTCTCTTCTCTTGTAGTGGATTCAATTTCAACCCCAGCCGCACTACCTGCACTACCCAAGGATTCTACAGTAGTAACGGTAAGTTTGCCATTATTTTTTGTTTCTGTAGTGCGCGATACTTCACCAACTCCCTCTGCAAATACATTGCGAAATACAGTAAATCCGTTTTCTTCTCTTGTAGTGGCCTCAATTTCTGTGCCTGTACCAGTACCCGCAGTACCAAGTGCCTCGACAGTAGTAACGGTAAGTTTACCATTGTTGCGAGTCTCTGTACTTCTTGAAACTTCACCAGAACCAGTGGCAAATACAGCCCTTGTAGTTACTATAGCGCCTACATTGGACTTCTGCTCGGATATCTTGACTCCACCAATTGTACTTGCTGGTGTCCCGTTGAACACCTCTACGGTTTGTATTCTTACCTTTCCAGTAGAATTAGATCCAGATTGTCTTTCTTCTGTAGTGCTGGAAAGAACTGCACCATTCTTAAGGAACGTGAAGCGCTTAGTAGCTATAGCAGCTACATTGGAACTCTCTTCGCTTGCTATACTATAACCATCAGGAGTAGCTGGAGTTCCGTTAAATACTTCTTTAACGATAGCTTTTTGCGCACCTACCTTGTCCTCTGACTCAGAAAGAACTACATTATCTTTTAAAAAAGTAAAACGATTCGTCTGCAGTCCCTCAAAGTTGGACTCCTCTTTGCTCGCAGGGGAGTAATCAGATGGAGTACTAGGATCTGGTCCTATTGCTTCAATTACTATTGCTTTCTGCGATCCAACAAAATCCTCCGTCCGAGAGAGCGTACCTTCCTCTACATAGGTAGCAATTACAGTTCTTGAGCTATCGGTGTCATTTATTTCATAAGCTGCTAGACGGCAAGCAACTGCAGTCTCTGCATTTATCTGATGATCAATAGTTGTTGTGCCTACAGTCTGCGAAAACGCAGTGCCAGCAGCGGCTATACTTTCTCTTTGTACTCTCCTTAGACCACTTTCAGTGAATGATATCGTATCATCTTTTACCTGAACGAAACTAGAGCCAATGGTCTCGTAGGTGAACTGAACTAAATAACTTTCCCCATCTGGAATGGTCCTTGCATCGACAAGGCGCATATCCGAGTAAGTAGCACCTGTTCTTGCTCCGATTCCATCTATGGACATCTCTGCGTCCTGCAAGGTGCCGAAGGCCGCAAATATCCTGTTCTTGTTCGCGTTGTACCAGCTTTCCCTCGGGTTGAGAGGGCGTGCGTTAAAAGTTAAACGAAAACGACCGTTCTGCAGCTGCTCTACGGTGGGCGCTGATACTAATTTTAAGCGATTTGTTCTGTGCGAAATTGACATGTTTTATTGCATTTTAGGGCTCTCGCATGGTTCTGTCAAAGAAACTCCTATAAGCTTTTTCAGTTTCAGGGGACACGGTTTTACCGCCGAGCTTTTTACCTTGTGCGAAATCTGAAATTTCTTTCAGCAATTGATCCGTGCTCTTGTCGCTTGCCTTTTTACCCTGCGAGCCCAGAAGGAGTTTTTCTTCTTCTTTGTAGTCGAACTCTAACTGCTTGCTCTTGCCTCTGCGCGCACCCGAAGAAGCTCCCGATAATTTTGGTTTAGTTTTATCGGCAACCTTAGTTAGCTTACTCAGGGCGCTAGCAAGAGCCTTACTTTTCATTAGTCCTTACCTAAAATTTTTCTTTTAAAATAATCCTTAGTGATTTTTCTTAAAGTTTCTTGATCGGGCAGTTGTCCTTTGAATTTAGGATCCTTCAACTTTTTTCCGAAAACTTCAGTAACGATATTTTTTACAATTTTCTTTTTCATTACTTTAAGTTTTGTCGAGCGAATGCCTTCCTTGCGGAGTCATTCATTCTTTCTAGTGGGCTCTGAGGTTTCATACCAGTGATTCTGCCTACTTCTTCCCTGCGAATCTGTCCAGGAGTCGGACGAGGTTTCATCATCTTCTTGACACCTTTAACGCCGTACTCCACTACGTTTTGAATTATTTTTTTCCTTGGGTTCATTTTACTTTTTTCCTTTCTTGAACTTGCTTTGCTTTTTCTTGGCGGTTGCGCCAGTGGGCTTGTTTATCTTTTTAATGCTTCCGTCTCTATTGCGAATGATAGAGGAACCAACAGGGACTTGAGTTTTACCAGAACCTCCGAACCTGCCTCTCTTTGTTTTAACATTAGCCATTTTTACTGCCTTCTTAACTGGTTTTTTCTTGGCGTTCGTTTTGTTCTCAGGGCCGAGGGGTTTCTTGGGCTTTGGAGTTATCGCCTTATTATAGGCCGACCTTAAACCCGCAACATCGAATGCTTTTCCCTTGGGCTTTGCTGGGGATTTGGGTTTTGCTGGGGATTTGGGTTTTGGCTTGGAGCCACCTCGACTAGCAGCAACGCCTCCGCCGACTGCAGTCGCTCCAGTTCCAGCTGCAGTGCCCTTGTAGATTTTTTTAGCGGTTTTCTTAGCGCTTCTTTGATTGGCTAGACCTGCTTTTCTTGCGGCTTCTCTCCTTTTTAGTCTTGCCGCAGAAGCGCCAGCCCTTGCTTTAGCTTTTTTTACGGCGTTCGCTCTGGATTGCGGATTCTTGGGAAAGAGTTTAGATGCTTTCTTAACTTGAGCCTGCGCTGCTTTATTTGCCTTGCGTGCAGCAGTGCTTCTCTTGGCAGTAGTTCCAGCTACTCCTGCTTTCTTGTTAGCGCGTGCAGTTAAAGAAGCAACGACCTTTTTATCTATTTTTTTAGCTACTTTTTTTGCAGCACCTAAAAGTTTAGTTGCGATTAGTTTTCTCATTATTTAAATTTAACATTTCCATCTGCGAAGGGCAAGAGCTTTCCTGGTTGGTCTACCCTTTGAATCCTTCATTGGACCCTTTACACCTGACATTCTAGCACAAAAACTCCGTCTACGAGCTGCTCTTTTGCCCTTGGGCTTTTTTTCAGTAACGGGAGCCTTGAGGTTAGCACCCGTCTTGCGCTTGAAGTAGGCACGGCCAGCGGCAGTAAGTCCGCCCTTTTTGCTTTTGTGTTCCTTCCTCATTTAGTTCTTACTTGCGCTTTCTTATTTTTGAAAAGCATAATTAGTTTTTACACCTGACTGTGACGGAGACTTACCTATGCGCAATGCCTCTTTAATTAGTGCCTTTTCTTTTGCTGTTCTAGCTGGCTTAAAATCTTTAATTTTACGTTTTTTGCGTTCTTCTATAATTTCTCTGGTAAATTTATCGAGAGTTTTGCTTCTATTAATTACATCTTTAGAAATTTGTTTTTCTAAAACTATGTCTCTTATTGTAGGTTTATATTTTTTACTCATTTACTTTTTACTCTCGCTTTAGGTGTATTTTCTACGACTGTTTTTCCTCTTGCTCCTGATGCTTTCTTTTTTCTAGCTGTGCTTGCTCTCTCCGATTTCGTAAGACTAAGAGCCTTTCTTTTAGGCAGGCAACGGTCAGGGTTTTTCTTATCCTTCGACGTTCCGCAAGGTCCTTTGATGGATCCATCAGTGCCTATACGAACCCAATTCTGTTTTCTCCATTGTGCTAGTTGGCCCATTACCGAACCCTCTTCCTGGTTGACTTGCCCTTCTTTGCTCCCTTCGCGTAGTTGGGATCCTTGCAGTACTTAGATGCAGCCATGTTGGCATAAGCGCTCGGATAAGTATCAAACGTGCGTCTAGCCCAGGCTTTGCCCGCTGGGCATATCTTACCTCCGCTTTTTGCTTTCTTTGGCATTATTTCTTCTTTGGCTTCTTTTTTATGGGGATAGATTTTTTAACTGGAGGGCGACCTCTTTTACTTCCGTATGTTCCTTTTCCTTGTGGCATAATTATTTAATCCTTTCTTTTATTGTGGAAATCAAACAGGACTTTGACTTTTTCCGTGAGAGTTTCGATATTGTAGTGCATACGAGCCAGCACAACAATGAGCGTAATGATGCCGATTGACACTGGCCACAGGGATGCGATGATCTGCAGTATTTCATTCATTTAATGGTTGAGGATCCGAAATAGAATCCAACAATAGCTAAAACTGTTTGGCGAACCTCTGGTAAAATGAGGTATCCATTGAGGGTTTGATACTTGATTCCCTTGAATAGACCAAAAAAGGAAGATGTCTCCTGCCCTACGGTAACTCCCTCTGGGCTGTGAGCCAACAAAAAGGGGGCTACAACGACCGCAAACAGGACAGTGCATACTATGACCCTCCTGACCCACTCACCGCCCCTTGTAGCGGCTTTCTGATGGCTTTCGTCAGCGGCTGACTGCTTCTTGATCATAGCGTCTACAGTGCCTTGCTGATTAGCGACAAGCTGTCCAATCAGTTTAAAGATAAAACCAGAGGCTCCGCCTCCGATCATAGCTAGTAGTTCAGGGGTCATTTCTTTCTGAGTTCTCTGATAACCTTGATTGCGGATGCAGTCATATATATGAAGGTCGCTAGACCTACGCAGAAACCAAGAGCTTCGTTCACGGGAGTTAGTTCAATGGTAGCTATAAAGCCTCCTGTTCCGATTGTTGATTTGTAGATAATATCTTCCATAGCATTTAGTCTTCGTCGGGTAGGGGTGTATAGTGATCAACGGTTGAGGCTTCTTCGGACTCGTCCAGGTCGTAGTTAGTTACGTCCAATGCCCACATATGGTCAGCAGTCTCAACAGGATAGGTAAGCCAACGTGTGCCTATACCATTGTTTTCAATCCAGTAATCAAAGCCAAGTTCCTTGCCTTCTTCGTCGGCTCGTTCAATGGCGGCATCCTTGCTTGCGTATATTAAGTAAAGCATTAGAACAGGTTGTATTGATTGTTAATGTTAGTTACAAGGGCTACACGGTTGTCGCCTTGGTGAGTATCGTAGACTAATACTTCTCGGCATATTCCTGTTGGGCTTTCTTCGGTTCTATAAGCACCCGAGGTTGCGGTAGCATTCATAATACCAATATCTTTTGTGCTTGTTGTAACATACGTACTACCAAAACTAAAGAACTGGTGTCCTGCATCCACTTGAAAACTCAGCTCAGGTCCTGCCCCCGCATCTTCATAAGTAGCAAATGCAACGAAGTCCTCGTTCAATGTTGCAGAAGTTGAACTGTCAGATTTTACCCTAGAGGTAGCTGTGTCTTCATTTATAAAAGCAACAGTTCCATCGCTGGATTTAATAGCTATTCCAGTAGCTCCAGCAGCATAACTTTGAACACCCCTAAGTCCTCCAAGAAGATTATTAAAAGAAGTATCTGATTCGGTTACTTTACCTACCCAAACAAGAGCAAACGCCTGTCCTAATTCTGCGGCAGTGCGGGGAACGAATAACCTTTTCCCGTTGGTAGTATCAGTATGAGTAAACTTCAGCCCATCTTGAAATACTCCTGCTTCAACAATGATAGGTTGTTGGGTTGCGGTAGTATTAGTTGAATCCCTGCCGTTACCTGACTGGTCATACCAAGTCTCTACAAAGCCAGACTTACCATTTACTGTAACTGAGTTAATTGTAACAGTTGCTTCACCGCTTCCAGCATCAGCCGTAAAATGAGGATACCCGCCAGTATAACCACTAGAAGCAGTTAAGTTCATTGTGACATCTTGATTGTCTCCATTGTTAACGGTTGCAGTTCCAACGGTAGTATTACTATTTGCTTTTCGTATCCTAAACGTCATTGCGCTATCTAAACCAGATACAGACATATTAAGAACAACTTGATCTCCCGCTTCGGCTGCAATATAGCTGCTTTTAGGCAGGACTCTAGTTACGCCTGAACCTGTAAACGAAACAGTAGATGTTGTAGCCGTAGAAGATGCAGATGTAATAGTAGCAGTGGAGTCATTGAACGTAGCCTGTATGTTCCACCCCGTCCGAGCTTCGGTTACATACGAAAGCATTGCACCAGAAGCTACCTCGGAAGCCGTAAAGTCCTGCTCTCCTCCGCTAGAACGACGCACACGCACAACCTTGGGATCACCACCAGTAAGACTACGGAGGCTATATGCCGCCGCAGCGCTAGGAGCAATCTGAAGGACGCTCTCGCCCACTGAGTTCAGCCGACGCTGGCGACCCAGGGCTGAATCAAGGCTATTGTGCATACTAAACTCTGTGAAATGCTGCTAGTCCAGTTGAATTTACTGTTCCTGCGGTAAATTCTCCGTACAAAATTGTTCCAGCTCCAAATGTTGTATTGAGGCTCGCTACGGGGTCCACGTTGTTAGCCGCCATGCCAGAAAGCGTTGTATCCTTAAGGATCTGTATAGCTCCGTAGGTGCCAGCGGGAGCTGAACCATTGCCTACAATGACAGAACCAGCGGAGCTGAACTCTAATGCGTTGTTTCTTGATCTTGACATTTCGTTATTATATCAGGTTATTTTGCTCTATTTTCTCCTTTGCCTGGATAAATGCGTGCTTATCCTGCTTAGAGTATTTGTACTATTTATATTACTTAATTTTTCTAACTCAAGGTCCAGGTACTTTTCAGCTACTTGGCTCTCGGTTTGCGCAAGCTCTCCTCTTCCCTGCATTGTAAGAAAATCAGCATAAGCTGCGTGCGCTATATAATTAAAGAATTCTTCGGGGACTTCAACCGTACTAGTTGTATAATTAGAAGTTACTCCGAACTTGGAAAATGGTTTCTTGTAAGTTACGAACGCTTTTTGCTGCTCTGAGTTTCCTAAATTTTTTATATGAGCTCCGTCTTCGTCCACGTAAAAATCGTACTCGAAAGCGGACCTATCAAGGAACGGTTGAGTCTTATGTATTCTAATGAAGTCTCCTATTTGATCTCTGCCTACATCGCCTGAAAGAGTAAGATCTTCTTTATAGGGTATGAATTGTCCCTTAAAAATTGGAGCAGGAGCAGCATTTATATCAGCTCCTAAACCCCATACTTCAACGTCTGCAGGGGATTCTTTTTTTTCTAGATCCGACTCAGTCAATCTTGCAGTTCCAGTGCTTGAAATAACAAAAGTTCCGTCTGCATTTTTTGTAACACTAGCACCAGTTGCTACAACCCAGGCTGGAGTTGTGTTTTTATAAATAATACTACCCGAAATAGAACTAGCAGATTCGGAAGCAGTTGATTTATAGAATGCAGTTGTATTCGGTTGCACTCCACTTCCCGTAACGGAACCCAAGAAATAATACACTCCATTTACGTCATGCCCTCCGCTTACGCTAGTATCTTCGATGGCAATAGAGGCTATTCTCCTGGGCTCTCCGTACGACATGTACCTGGGCCACGAGGGACTTTTCCTAAAAGCCTCAAAGAACCTACGATCAATAAAAGTAGCCAATTGAGTCTGCTCATCTGCCGTAAGAGCAACTGCACCAATTAGATGCGTACTGAGGGCGAATAAATCCTTGTATTGCCTGGTTTGCATTATGCTTTATTGGCGCTAAGTTCTGGGAACTTCTTGTTGTAGTACTTGATGAATTCTTTCGAATGCACGGTGTCGTGCCCGTACTTATTCGTTAATCTAAAAAAATCCCTAGCTGGGATTGTAGCTACGCATTTACCAAGAGTTGGGTGCGTTTTACCTCTTTGCTGATTTGCCTCTTTAGCGGCAATATCAGTTCTTTGCTTTTCCAAAGCAACCTCCCGCTGATATCCAGTCTGTATCTCGCGCATGAATGCACGATCTACTTCTCCGTCTGAATACCTGGGGAGATTGGGAATAATAATATCCATGCAAATTGCAAATAGAAATTATTAACTTTCGGCTTTTACGCTGAAGGAGGGGGGATCCAAACGAATCTGGAAGGTGTAAGTTCTTACGAACTCATTATTCACCGTATCTTCGAATGTATTCCTGCTGACAGTTAATTTATTGGATTTATCCGCAGTAGCGAGAGCATCCATCTTTGAAAAAATTGCTTCGCTTAATGCAAATACAACTTCTCGTACGTCTCCTGTTGTTTGGTCAGCGTCAGTGTCCGTTAGAGTGCTAAGAAGATTACTTCCAGCGGATGCTCCAGAACTCCTAAAAACAATAGCTGGACCAGCGACACTTACCGAAGCTCCATTGTCTATGTTAGTGTATTCAGCGGTTCCGAAGAAATCATCGGGGTTTATATCAAATGCCATATTGAGATTGGGTTAAAATTAAGGAAGGGGGGGCCGAAGCCCCCCCGACCAGAATTAATTAGTTAAGATCGCAGATTTCGAACTTGAACTTGATCTCACCAGCAGTGAGTTCATTAAGCGAATAAGGAGCATCGTTATCAGTATCAGGACTGAATAGGATGTCAATGGTGTCAGCAGAAGTATAGACCTTGCCGTTTTCATTGTCCAGTAATGCACCAGAATTAGCTACATATGTGATTTCAGTTGCATCAACGTGGATATCAGCAGAAGCTAAGTAGCCGTCTGCGTCATCTCCATCACCAACTGCAACCGTTAGGTCATCACCAGAACCACTGTCGTTGAAAGCGGTTACTAGTTTAGCTGATGCCTTTGTTACAAGGGATCCAGCTGGAATAACATATGTGAATGTTTTAGTTGCGCGGTCAGCAAGAGTGCCAGCGTTAGCGACGGAGAAGTCATCGAAAGTAATGACTAATTCATCGGTAAAACCCTGAGGGTTTTCGTTTATAGTTAGTTTTGACATATTGTTATGTTCCTCGGTTAAGGGTTAAGCAATTGCAGTGATCTTACCGTGAGCTTGTGGATGATACACTAGAGATGTAAGTGCACAATCAACGTAGCCTCGTTCACCAGCTCCAAGATTTGGAAGGCGAGTGCTTCCCATTGGAATTAGCTCAGAAACACCGAAGTACTCAGGGTTGATGAGATATCCTGTGTCCTTGTTGCTTGTGTCAGGGGCAGTGTCAGGATTCATGTTCACGATGGAAACCATGCCGTGATCACTTTGGTACACTTCAACCGAAAGAGTGATTTGGGCTTCGTTGCCATTGTAGCTAACACGACGAACACCAGCGTTTGTTCCATCAGCAACATCAGCACCGAAACGAGCGAAATCACTGATCTTACGACGAAGAGCAGTATCAGCAACAAGAGTCAAGCTCTCTGTGGATCCAGTCTCGCGGTAGATACCAGTGATAAGGTTGTTAAGTGTTGACTCGGAAAAAGCACCAGTAAGGTGCAGAGAATCAGTGCCAGTGCGGAAGTCAGAAGGGACAGGGTTAACAGCTTGTGCACCGTTCTGGAGCCATTTGCCAAGACCACGAAGTTTGTAAGGAGTACCAGCTCCGTCCTCTGATGACATTTCGTTGTCAGAGATGAGAGTAGCTTCTACGTTACGCTTTAGTTCGCGGATTGCCTTAGCTTCAGCTTGAGCAACCTTAGCGGGGCCAACCGAGTCAACAGCTTCCTGAAGATCAGATACAAGGTAATCCTTGCGGAACTTCTGGATGTAGTTGCCAAGACGAGCGCGCTTTGAGAACTTGTCCGTGAATGAAGTGATATCGGAACCTTCCGAGATGCCGTCAGTGCTTACGTCAGCAAGAGTATCAACAGTCCATTCAACGAAAGTGCTGTTTGCTTTTTGCTTGGAAGCGGATGATAGAACAGGTGTTTCTTCTGGAGCCAAAACGGTCAAGACATCAGTGAGGTCCTCGCGATTGGATACAGACGAACCCTGGCTAGTTACACCAGTGGGTGCAGGGGAGAATGTATTAGATAGTGACATTATATTATATTATTGAGATAGTTGAAGTGTTCTGAGTCGAATGTAGTCGTTTTTCTTACCACTTTGCAAAAATTGACTGGATGCGTTATTTAGATTCTTAACAGAGCTGGGCATTTTCTTATCGGACTTAGCCGATGCAGGAGTGCTTGAAGGCGGAATAAGCCTACCCGTTCTGGGTTCATCTTGCACTAGCTTTCTTCCGAACATGCTGTTTGCTGCATGCGCAAGAAGATAAGGTAGTTGAGCTGAAACCTCTGGATCGAACTTATCTAGTCCTTTTAAGCGCTCGTCACTAAGCATTTCATTGTACTTGGAATTTACCTCATTATCATCTTGCATCCACTTGAACTCCTTCTTTGCCTTGGCAAGTAGGTTCTCTCCTGATTCTTTCGCATCCTGGACGCGTTGAATCTTTTGAGCTTGTGCAGGGATGAATTTCTTTTCGGCTTTCCTAGCATTTTGAAGATGCTTTCTTACGTCGGACTTGGTCATTTCTTTGCCCTCGACCTCCGCAATGACTTCATCGGCTGAATAACCGTCACTGTTGAATATAAGATCCTCTGCCCATTCAATTACTTCTTCCACTTCTTTTGCAACTGTTTGCAATTCATTGATATTTTCTAAGTGGCTGTACGGGTTGTCCGAATCCTTAACTTCAGGCGTGACTTGGCTTTTGGCTTGCGCCTTGAGCTTTTCTAATTCAGCTTCTGCTGCTTTGCGCTTTGCTGTTAATTCACCGAATCTGGCTACTGCACGGCTACCCAGTTTTTCGGATAGTTCGCGCAGGTCATCTTCGGATAAATCATCCAATTCAATCTGAGAAAGAACATCGTCAGAAGTTTCCTCTTCGGTTGATTCCGATTGCTCGGACCCCTCCTCTGGAGTTTCTTCTTCGGAATTATCGTTAATGCTATTATCTTCTGCAACGGCTTCAGGTGCTTCAACAGTTTCCTGCTCAACTTGATTCGTTTCCGAACCAAGAACCTGACCCTCCTCTGCGGTTTCTGTAGTCTCAGATGCTTGAGCGGTCAATTGACCACCTCTGCGCCTGGTGAACTCTGATAATGACATGTTTGTCGCCTGCTTGGGTGCAGCTTCGGCGATTGCTGCTTCTTGACTTTCATTCATAATAACGCTTTTTGCGCCAGCGATGGCGATGACGCATTATAGCACTACTTTTTGGTCAATTTAAGCATTAGGAAATCTGACCGCTAGGCCTTCCCAATCGCAAAGCTCTATGATTTCATCAAGCGCTAATATTCTGCCTGAGGTCTGCTGAATTACTTCTATATCAGCTTTATGCAAATCTTGTATGCAATCCTCTCGCATCTGCACGACCTGCTGCACAAAAGAGGCGAAGGCTTCGTGATGCCGCAGAGTTTCAATATCGTCTTGCAGCATAACTACTCCGCGCCCTGAGTCTGTATGTCTCCGACTCTAGCAGCCTCGGTGCCAAGTTGTCCGAACTCAGTAGCATTTATCATTTGCTGCTCCTGGAAGGTGTACTGGCTTGCGTATTTATTTAATCTTTCCGCGAACATTTGATCCTGCTGTAATCTAGCTGCAATGTCGGGTTGTTGCGCATATTGTTGTATTAGTTGACTAGCCACCTGGCCTCCATTCGGTCTAGCTGGCATTTCTATACCTGCGAATATCTTGGATAGATCGTCAAGTATTTGATTCTGAATTTCTTGTGAAGCAGTTTCAGTTTCCTGCATGATTGCATCCGCGAGGACGGGGTCAATGTTGGACATTGCTGCAGTCAATAGACTATCAACATTTACACGTCCACCTCTGTCCAGTTTCAACAAGTTGATCATTTGTTCTATCTTGCTGGATTGCGTTTCTGGATCAGTGCTTAGACTATCAAAGGATATTGTAATATCGTAGTTCTCGTCGGGGGATCCCTTCTGGAATTGAACGGGGTCGGGCGCTCCAGTAACCCTGAAGTACACGTAGTCAGGCCCGAAGCGCTGAAAACAAGTAAAGCACATGTTTATTACGTCCGAGCAATGCTTCAAGAACTTGTCCACCAGGAACTGCCTGCGAGCAACACTTATGTCGTCGTCGGCTAGTCCAGTGAGTTGATTCGCCTGGTTCTCCATTCGATTCTCCATCTCTACGCTTGTTTCAGCTGAGGAGGCTGGAGGCGTCTCCATGTATTGGTAATCGTTTTCACGCCTGCGCGGAATCAAGGAACCAGGGCCAAAATTGGATGGAGGCTGGTTGAAGGGGTGCAGTATAGGGGGAAGTGTAGTTATACTGTTGCGATCTATTCTGGTATCGCGTTCCACTTTTACTTGCTGCTGCAATCCCTTCAGTTGCGCTGGGATGGAGGTAGCATCATAGAGTCGCTTGCTATTGTTAGAAAGTCTAGTGACAATGACTGGGTAATCATCGTATCCGTTCATTAGTTCGAACTTGGCATAATCCACCTCGGTGCTGGATTGGAACTCTCGGTGAAATATAGTGCAGTATATGCCCTCGGAACCATCCTCTGGGTCAATTAACCTTTGATATGCATGCACAATCTCTATGAGTTCGTCCGCCTCATAGGTGCTATTCTTATTTGTAAAATTGAACCTTCGACCTTCCTGCTCGACCTCAATGCTATCTACATTTACGCCCTTGTACTGATCTATAACAGTCTGCACGAACTCCTCGTTCCAGTCTTCAGTAATTACCTTATTCTCTAATTGCTGCGCGGTGTAGTAAGTTCTCCAGAAGCAATAAGGGCTGCGCTGCGGATCAGTAACATAGCTAGGAAATAAAAAATCTCCATCGGCGGCAAGAGTGCGCACTTCGGGAGCGTCTACGGTTCTCCGTACGGCTGGCAATTCTGCGAATCCAGTTCTTTTTAGTTCTTTTAGAGCTTTCTTTGCGCGCTTCTGCGTTACGCCCTCGTAGGCGGATTGCAGCATGCCGATGACGCTTTCATCATCTCCTTGCTCTAGCATCTCTGTTATTTCGGGGGCATTGAGCTGTATCTGGTCCAGGCTAAGTCTTTGAATAATTCTGCGATCTTCAGCTTGCCACCCTACATAGGTAATCAATATTCCGCGCTCCAGCAGG